TGAGGACTGACAGTTACCTCACCTTTTTTCATTTGACAAGGTATCATCCAGAGTATCACGGAGCAGAACTGGTTGGTAGACTTTTTGGTGATACACAGCTGTCGTTCATAAACGAGACATATAGCATAAACTCAGGTGCTTTCCTTGTCACGGATCATCGTAGATACAGACATTTCAAAGAATATTATCTGGATTGCATCGAGAGATTGTTTGAATATCCCAATGTGGTAGTATCAGAATCGGTCATAACGTCAATATATAATGTCTGGTTGGGGAGTAACAAGCAATTTGAACTGAAAAATAATCGTATAATTTCATCCTCAATGGAGGATTCACCTAAAATACTTCACACAATGAATCGTAACGCGGAGGTTTAGGATGAAATGTTAACATCTGAGTTACTAACAACCATAAAAACTTCCTTAGAAGATGACAACATCTATCGCACAGATGCGTTTCTATTGGAACGTCTTAACGAAGGTTATAAACTAACTGCATTACTTTCTATGTTTGACGAGAGACGATCTAGTGTTAACATAGACGGTACAAGAAACTTCTTTGCTGTGCCAACTTATAGTACTGATAGTGCTGTCTGTATAGCACCACTGTATATAGCTGATAGTAACTCTGGTAAACGTATTCATCCATGTATGGTGGATCAATTTGAGTATTATGCTAGTGGATGGGAGGGTATAGTTGATAGTGCAGGAGCACAGTATTATGTGTTGTTGAACCCTTACAACTACGCACATGCTGCAATCGTAACATGTCCAATAGACGATCAAGGTGATAGTCAGTATACTATCATAGGCGCGTTTGAGCCTATAACATTAACATCAACAGCAGAACCTAGAATACCTGATAGTCATGTTATGACGTTGTTTAGGTACACTAGATTTGCGGCGTTCACTAGCGAACCTGGTAGAGCTAAGGATATGATTGGTGAGTATAAGGCATATACTGAGGAACTGGATAAGTTTGTGGTTAGTATCAAATCCCGGTTTCCGGGAAGTAGAGACTACGAACCATTCCCACCTGAGTTTATATACGAAAACATAACCGAACAAGAGAAAAAAGTAGCTGCACCAAAACAGGATACTAAAAATGAAGGCTAATGACTTTATATCTGATATTGGTGATATGTTAGGTGAAAACTTTAGTAACGCACCTATATGGACAAGGGCTAATATACTTAGTTATCTACGCGAGACACTAAGGCGATTTGCACAGTTAACACTTATTGTAGATAGTGACTCATTAAGGTATGTTAGTGATACAACTGGTGAGGCTAATGTGTCTACTAACTTTTTAAATGCCTACTATAACACATACGATAAGGTTCAACTAGATATTGTTTCATTAGGTGAGTTAGACTTCGTAGTCGATTCGTGGAGTTCTGGCACAACAGGAGTTAGTCCACTCGTATCTACAGTCATGGGAACGGGAGCGGACACAACAATTAGAGTAGTTCCAGTTCCAACGAACCCGGCTGGCTCTTATGGTTGGACATCTGTAACATCTATCATACTTGCAGATTCAGCAGGTGTGTTGTGGAATTTGGTTGTTGATACAACCGGTGTGTTGAGTCCTGCAGTTGTAGCAACTGGAACGACACGATTGGCAGTATTAGGTGGACCTGATAGTTATTGGGATTTGACTGTTGGTACTACAGGAATACTTACCACTACAGCTAGTTCATCTACTACTGCTATTAATGTCATACTTGAAGATTCAGCAGATGTGGCGTGGTCAGTAACTACAGATGATAGTGGTGTTTTATTAACTAATAGACAATATGGTAAACTAACTAGATTTGAAATAACCGACATTAATCAAGACTTTACCTCTAATTATGGTGTCGTTACTAACATATACGCTCAGGGAGTTGCAGTAACACCAGCAGTAGTTGCTAGATTAGACGGACCTTTTGGATCAGTAACTATGGGACGTGTCTCGGATGGCGCGTTGCATGTGTGGTATAAAGCACTCATAGATGATACTCCTAACACAGAGAGTGAAATCTACCTAAATAACTGTTACATACCTATTATTCAACATGGTGTGTTGTCATTAGCTTATAGTGCAGAAGGTGCCGGACATGATATTGACAAAGCCAAGGCACTTGAGATGATTTTCATGGGTGAATGTGATTCTGTAAGGAGGATATTCAATAAGAAATGAGCCTACTTATTGACGACTTTAAAAAAGGTTGGCAAAATAAAGCTAGACATGAACTTATGTTTGATGAGTCTGTGTACGTAGCTAAGAACATCAAACTAGATAACACAGGAACCATTAGATGTAGGGAACGACACGCCGTACATGATGAGTATTTTGGTGGGATTACTAAGAGTGGTATTATTAGTAACCTATACCAAATTAATGTTGAGGGTTTGAATAAACAACTTATATATTATAGTGATGCTAGTGGTACATATAGGTGGAACTCGATAACTAATACTACCACAACTGTCTCAACGTCTTTAACTAGTGCTAGACATATATCATACGCTGCTATCAGACCCGTGTTGAGTACGTATACTTATATCTACATGACAGATGGCATTACGATGTTATCTGATAATGGTACAACTACTAAGACTTGGGGTATTGATCCACCTGAAGGTGCACCAACAGTAGCAATAGGAACAGAGACAGGACAGTTGTCTAGTGGAGATTATTCGTATGTGTATACGTTCTATGACGTAGCAACTGGAATAGAATCTAACCCATCTATTGCGTGTCCAGTTATAGATGTAACAGCTAATGAATCTGTGATGGTTACAAATATTGATGTGTCCACGAATAGTAGAGTAACAGCCAGAAAGTTGTATAGAACTATAGCAGACGGTGGAACTAGATATTTAGTTGCTATTATACCTGATAATGTTGTTAAAGAGTATTTAGACACGATACCGGATTCATATTTAACTGATGCGTGTGTTACAGATGCTGGTGTACCACCATATGGGGATGTTGTTGCAGCGTTGAAAAATGTGTTGTTTTTAGCTGGAGACACTAACTATAGAAACAGAGCCTATAATTGTATAGCCGATAAGCCTGATAACTTTCCTTCGACGTATTACGTAGAAGGTGGTCAGGCTGGAACGGTAATACAGAATATGGCGGTAGTTGAAGGAAAGTTGCACATGGTAACACAGACTGGTGTAGTTGGAATGAGTGGTTATACTGATATACCTGATACGTTTACTACTGATGAGACTAAGGCTACTGTTGGTACATATGCAAGATGGTCGGTAGGAAGCGTAGGCGGGGGTATTTATTATCTAAACAGAAAAGGTATCTATAGATTTGATGGAGTTAGGAGTGAGTGTATTAGCACACCTATAGATAAGTTGTTTTGGGATACTCCAACGTCGTTGTATTCGGTAATTGATAGAGACTTAGCACCTAGTAAGTGTAGGAGCACGTGTTATGATGGTAAGTATTATTTGATTGTGCCATTGAAAGACACTACTGGGAGTAGCAGTAATATGTTGTTAGAATATAATCCTGTTGAAAAAGAGTTTGGATGGAGGTTGATTACTACTAGGTTAGATGACATATATAGTGATGACGCTAATGGTGTGTTATATGGTGCCGCGGATTATCAGTTTGTTAGTACAAGCGGAAATAGTGCGGTTTATAAGTTGTTACATGGTGATAGTGGTACATTAGATGATACTATATCAGTTGAGGTAGTAACTAAAAATTACGATTTTACTGCATCTCCAGAAGACCCAGTTAAGAGTCCTGAAGTAGCATATGGAGTTAAGGCTAGGAGAGTCACAGAAACAGCGTTTATAAAAGAGTATCGTATAGACGCCGATGGGACATGGACATTTGAGTTCTTTGTGGATGGTGTGTCTAGGTATAGTATTACATTGAGTAATCTTAGTCATTCTGATTCTTATAGTTGGAGAAATTTTAACACCAAAATAAAAGGTAGGTATGTATATATTAAGGCTACTGCTACAGCAGGACCTACTACTCATGAACTAAGGGAGATCGAAGTGCGATGACAGAACAAGCCGGGACGTTATATAAGATAAGAGGTGACGATCCTTATGATTGGGTTGGTGAGGCTAATAGGATATTTGAGTTAATGAGTGTACGAATGGATAACTTAGAAGGTTATCGTGGACATCCAACTATATACAATTACATAGAATCCATGGATGATGTGGTTATAGTTGACAGCAGTAAAGGTGTTGTCTTAAAGGATAGTGCAAATCCAGCTAACTTCTGGAGAATAACCATCAACGCAGCCGGGACGTTAGTTGTTACAAATATTGGTCGTATTTATCCATAGGAGGTAGTAAGATGGATTTCTCATTGGGTGATTTTGCTAATATAATTACTGGTGCGGCAGGTGTATATAGTTCGTACAAATCTAACGAGACTGTTAATAAACAGATTGAAAAGTCCGACACACAGGCCAGTAATGTCGCACTTAACCAAGCTCAAATAGTGGAACTGTCTAACAAAATAGCATCTGCTACAGAGAGTACCACTGATCCAGAATCGTGGGGTCGCACAGCTGGAATATTTAGGGCTATATTAGCAGGACAAGAACCTGTGACTTTAGATGTGTTTAGGAGTCAGTTTGAAGAAATTAACTACACGGCACAAGCTAAGTTGAGAGCTACGGACGCAACGGCTGAAGCGGCTCGTAGGAAGATATCTAGTACGGTTCCTACCGGTGGATTGAAGTTGAGAATGTTAGCTGATATTGCTATGAAAGCACAAGACGAGAAAGCTGCTATTACAAACGAGGCCAGGGATGCTATTAGGACTAAGAATTTGGAGTTGAAAAATGAATACATGACTAAAGCGTTGGAGTTTGGTAAGTCTCAAACTGCTGCTATTACGTCTGGATATGAGAAAGCTGGTGGAGTGTTACAAGGTTATCCTACTAGTGGTGCTGCCTCTCCAGATACGGTGTTAAAGGTTAGTGGTGTACAAGCTGGAACTGCAGGGAGTAATCTTAATAGTATAGGAGAGTCGTTAGCTAAGTTGGGGAGTAAGGAGCCAGTTAGTACGACTGGTCAGGTTACTACAGTTCCTTATGACCAAGACACTCCTTCTAGTGACAAGTATATAGAAGATATTGGTAAGTATTACTACAAAGGAGGGGAATAAGATGAGTACGTTTTTACAGAACATAGCTCCTGGGATTAGTGATATTGGTACTGGATACCTTAAAGGTGCAGCTAATACACAAGAGAAGTATCGACAGGAAGAACTAACGCGTCAGAAGGATGCGTTAGAGACGTATAATAAGTTAATTTCAAGTGGTCATTGGAAAGTCGTCGATCCTGAGAAGGGTGCTAATGGGCCGGGAGTAATGTCTATTGGAGGTATTGGATGGTTAGAGCCAGTAGAGATACCCGCGTGGGAGAAGGCTAAGTATGAACAAGATGAGCAAGAACGACAGGTTAGACTTAAAACGTCTCAAATAGGACTAGAATCACATAAGGCAACGTTGGCCGCACAAGAAGAAGCCAGAAAACAACAGATGGAACTTCATGGTATAACTAGAGACACCGCGCTTACACATTTAGCAACTGCTAAGGAAGGAACCAAACAAGCTAGTGAAAAGAAAGCTGCTGATAAGTCTAAGATATATATAAGTGATCCAGCAACTGGTCTACTAATAGGTGAAATACCTCTTGATAACTTCGAGGAGGAGGTTAAGAAATTAGATAAATTGAATATTCCGTGGAAAGCTGGTAAGCCATCCACAGCTAAAGAACCCACAACAGCTGCTAACAATGCACCATTCGAGTTAGAAAAAGATTTAGAGTTTGCAACACACGATGACAAGAAGAAACTCCTACCAATTCCTGACATGAGTGCGTTGAATAGTTTAGACACAAAAGCTAAAAACTATGGATATGAAGTTGCTACGTTTGAAGCAAGAGATAAGAATGGTAGGTTGGTTTATACGATTCCTTTTGTGCTAAAGAAGGGTGATAAGTTATCAAGAATAATAGTAGCGTCTAAGATGAAGACTGTGTATAAACTTAGCAACGATGATATAGCCAAGTACTTGAATGTTCCACGTGAAGTAGTTGATGCTATGATTGGAAAATAAGGACTAAATATGGAAAACTACACAGCGGATCAGTTATATCAAAATACACCACAAGGTGACGTCAATCCAGAGGTTCTAACATCTGGGATTAGGAATTATAGTTCAGATGATTTATACTCGTCTAAAGAGTATGAACAACAAGCTAATAGAATCAAGGCTCGTGAGTCTATGGTTGAGTCTAAGTATAGTGGGATTAGCGGTAACATAGTTAATGTTCTTGAAATGGTTGATGAGTCGTTGTTGTCTGCTCAAAGAGTAGGGACGGCGTTAGTGGTAGGAATGGGAGGACAGATAGTTGCTGGATTGGGTGCGTTAGGTGAGTACATGAACGCGGAACATCAAGGAGTGAGTAATGATGAACGAATAAAACGTGCTAATGAAACGTTGGAGAATATATCTAGTAAGACTATGTCTATCCTGCCGTTAAAGGATGAAGACGTTGAAGCGTTGGGTAATGTGATGTGGTTCTTTGATCAGACAGTTGGTAGGGCTGGTCGAGCAGTAGGGGATACGTTACTTAAAGCAACTGATAGTCCAGACATAGCTGCTATTGGTGCAGCCGCAACAGAGGTTGGTATATACTTTGGAATCCCGGCCGTGGTTGGTAGGGTGCGTGTTCACGTAGCTAAACTTGCTGAGATGAAGGCACATAATATCAGGAACGTTAAGGCCATTAAAGAATCAAGTGATGCGTTGTTGAAGATAGTACGTGAGGCTGAAGCAAAGGTCCAGGATAAGCTAGGTGAGACAGCAGATGGTGTGGTTGATGCATTGGTAGATAGTTATGCTGAAGAGTTCGCGGGAGCGTTTTCTGAACAAGGTGGCCCGGTTGAGCATCCTGTAGTGTATGGTGCTGAGCCACAGCCTCCTATAAATGAAGGTCAGTTATTCAAAGGCGCGGGTGCGGGTATGGTAACTGCACCTGATGTGTCATTTAAACCAGCAGTACAAGAAGGTGGCCCTCCTACACTTACACCTGTTACAGTTGCTCCATTTACACAGGTAAAAGCTCCGTTGCCTAGTATAAAGGGTGATACTCAGGTGGTTCCTAAACAAGGTCCACCCAGTTTTAGAGCACCAACTGAAGGTCCAGTACAACTAACTAAAAAACCCGCCTATCCGTGGCAACCTCCTCCACAAAGAGAAATGGGTCCGGCTCCTGAGTTTGCAGCGACACCAAGTGAGCGAGGGTATGTTGCTAAGATTACTGGTATATTAGAGAATTTGTTTAATACACGCAAAGCCGGGGGAACATTTAAGGATGTTGAAGCACCGATTACAGGTACAACTGATGAGTTAGTTTCTGCGTTCAAAGAATCAACAGGTAGGGTTCCTAATAATACGGTTGAGCCTAAGGTTGTTAGTGGACCTGTTACAAAGGAACCTATTGTTTTGACTAAGATAGACAGAATAAGAGCGTTCGTAGCAGCACATGAAACGGGTACTGTGTACAAGGGTCTTAATGAACAAGGTCAACATTCTTGGTATGATCCTCATAGTGGTAAAGAATTCACAACATCCACGCCTACAGTTGTGGACGTGAACGCTACTGTGAAAGAAATAAGACAAGCTAATAAGGTGTCTGAGAATATAATAAAAGAGAGTGACAAGAGATCAGAAATTGGTAAAGACCTAGGTAAGGAACCAGACGAGAGACCATTAGTTGATGATCCATTCACGGAGACAATCGTAGATAATGACCTAAGTCAGACTCCATTGTCAGGTGAGATAGGATTCACGACTAGAGAGACAAGAATAGAACCACTAGATGAAGCCCCAACTCCTGTACCTGGGCAGTTTTTTCAGGTTAGTAAGGGAAAGGAAGTTCCCGGGTTAGGAGTTGTTAAGTCTATTACACCTGATCCTGTTAAGACTGGGGAGTTTGTAGTTAATTTTATAGAAGGTAGTCCTAGGACTAGTGTACCATTAATTGAGGTCAAGAGTCATATTGCTAAGTTAGCCGAACAGAATGGGTTTGTGAATCTGGAGATGTTCGGTGTGCCACAGTTGATCGAGAGGTTGCAACGTCATATTGATGCAGTTAAAAATGGCGCACCAGGATTCGTGAAGTTCATGGAAGGTATTGGTAGGATTGTGCCTGATTACGTGAAAGGGTCTGGTGAGATACCTATTAGACAAAAACCCAGTATCCCATCTACAACTCCTAAACCGGTTAAGGACTTATTTAGCGCATTGAGTCCAGTAGGCTCACCACATTATACGTTCAGACGTGCATTTCCAGATATTATGGACAATCCTGTAATAGATGGTATGGAATCACATATGACGTTTAGTACGAATATTAAAAACGCTATGAAGTGGGGTAATGACACATTGGGTGGTGTCAAGGATATGAGTGTTACGGTTGAAAAGACTATGGGTCCACTGTTCAAAGAATACTGGCCCAAGTTGAAAGAGTATGCTGCACTCATAGACAAGAAACAAGAAATGGCTATAGA